CATAATCAAGCTATTCCGCAGATACAAGCAGCTAATGCTGAGAAGGTAGAACCTGAGGTCGCAAATGGCTGAGGATACCGATATACGTCTAGCAGTGCATGAAGCTATATGCACTGAGCGTTACGGGAACATCAAGGACAGTCTGGATAAGGGTTCAGACCGTATGCAGAAGATTGAGTATCTGATCTATGCAGTGATGATTCTTGTCTTGTTAGGCCCCGGCGTTGCTGCTGATTTTGTAAAGAAACTTTTAGGTTTATAAAATTGAACTTCTTACGATCCTTGCTGGTGCAAAAATGGCTGCTGCCGCTATTAGGCAGGGCTGCGCTATGTATCAGGAGTACAAAGCTCAAGGTATGGAGCTGGTGGACACATACGGTCAAGCCAAAGATGTGGTTGCTGACATTAGTGGCCATCTGGGAAACTTTTTTAAAGCGCATGAACAGATTGAAAAGCATGTTCACGAAGAAGAGTTAAAAGCTAAGAAGTCTCGTGACCCTGATCTATCTGTTAATCAGGAAGCTTTTAACAGGGTGATGGCAATAAAAGAAATGAATAGATTAGAAACAGAGTTGCGCGAAACCCTCGTGTACCAAGCACCAAAAGAGCTGGGCGCAATTTGGACAGCTTTTGAAGCTATGCGCGATAAGGTGAAAGAGGAAAGAGCAGAGGTTCAGCGTCAGGAACTACAGAAACAGAGGGTAGCTCAATGGCGACGGGCAAATATAAAAAGAAAAATCGCGGAGCAAATGACGTTAATTCTAGCGGTCGCGTTCATAATATTCTGGTTTCTATGGGTAATGATTCTGATCCGAATGAGTCACACGTTTCATGGGCAGTTTTCTTCGCCGTCATTGTGGTGTGTCTTGTGTTAGTTGTTGCATTCCTGCGTTGGCAATTATGTACGGTGACATGGCAAACGCAACTGCTATGGCGATGGAAGAAACAAAGAAGATGCGTGAACTACGCGCTAAGATAATGTTACAAATGCAGGGGGAATAATGCTGACACTACTTTCAACGCTTGTTAGTTTTTTGATGGGCGGCTTGCCCAAGATACTGGATTTATTCCAAGACCGTGCCGATAAATCGCACGAGTTAAAACTAGCTCAGATGCAAACTGAACGGGAGCTACAACTAGCCGCCGCAGGGTACGTAGCACAACAACAGATTGAAGCTATTAAGCTTGACGAGATACGGACGCAAACCGCGTCGGACGAGAAAATATCTCTCATAGACGCACAACAAGCAGAGATGAGTGCCATCTACGCCCACGATACAAGCCTAAACGAAGGTACAAGCCAGTGGATGAAAGACTTCCGCGCATCGGTTAGACCTGTAATTACCTACGGTTTCTTCTTCCTGTTGGTGGGTATTGATGGCGTGTTGGCGTACAAGGGCTTGACTAGCGGCGTGGAATTTAACGCGTTGGCTGACCAGCTTTGGGATAACGAGACTCAAGCGTTGTTTGCTTCGATTATTGCGTTTCACTTCGGCGGTCGGGCGTTTGGAAAATGATTAGCGCCAAAGCCTTAAAGATGATTAAGCACCACGAAGGGGTAAGGACTAAACCTTACCGTTGTCCTGCACGACTTTGGACGGTTTGCGTGGGGCATGTGATTGACCCAAACCATGCGAGAGTGCCGTTTGAAGAGCGCAACAGTCTAGCCATCCCAGAGGGCTGGAACCGCGTATTTACATTGGAAGAAGTGGATGCCATACTTGCAAAAGACCTTGAGAGGTTTGAACGTGGAGTTCTTAAATATTGTTCTACTGCTGGCGCTAATCAAGGCTGGCTGGACAGTCTAGTCAGTTTCAGCTTCAATGTAGGCTTAGGTACATTGCAACGCAGCACACTACGGCAGAAGCACAATCGCGGCGATTACGCGGGTGCAGCCGACGAGTTTTTAAAGTATTGTAAAGCTGCGGGGAAGGTCTTACGAGGCCTTGAAAATCGCCGCAAAGATGAACGAGCGCTGTATCTTAGCTAAATAGAAGAGACTTTAATGTACCTAACTAGCAACATACCTTACTTTAAATGCTGGGTTAGAAAAGAGTTTACCAATGGTCATCAAAAGTACCATGGTGAATACATACACGCATTAGCTGTTGCTGTTACTACTATGCCTGACAGATCGTTGAGCTTTCAGGTTATTTTTACCGGATGTGAGGCAGACGACGGAAGTCAGCCAAACGTCCATGGCGGGGCAATGTGGGCACGGATGCCGCTTACTGCGCTAGTGGGGGATATACCTTTGGAGGTATGGCCCGAGCGTATGCAAACACATCTTGCACAGCCTTGGGATTGCAATTCGTATAACCATACGATTATTAGTATTGATCGCGCAAAACCTTCGCCTTGGTTATGTAAAATCAATAATGAGTTCCATACAGGGCGATATTTGTTTACAGTAGATTATGCCGAAAGTGAGGTGTCAGAAGACCCTTCTCAGCATAAGCAAAGTCATGTATTAATATTGACTGATGCAGGTAAGTGGACAGGAAACGTAGTAGCTTTACCAAACAATCGTGTGCGTGTCACTAGCCCAGCGTATTGGGTTACGGGCGAGGGAGCACCTGATTTTCGACCCAGCCAATGGATTCAATGTGCCGAGCAGGATGATTCATACATGGACCCCGAGGCTACTTTTAATAATTTGTACAAGGAGTAGTAGCATGACAAAATCAAAGATGATGGCAAGCGGCGGCATGATGAAAAAAGGTTATGCAGCAGGCGGCGCAGTTATGCCTATGGTCACAAAAGACGGTAAAAAAGTTCCAGCATTTACCGTTGACAAGAAGGGCAAGATGGCAAGCGGCGGCATGGTTAAATCAAAAATGGCTGCAGCTGGTGGCATGGCTAAAGCAAAAATGACTAAGAAGAAATAATCATGGCAACGAAACCCGGTCTTTACGCCAATATTGCAGCAAAGAAAAAACGCATCGCTGCTGGTTCTGGTGAAAAAATGCGTAGCGTAGGTGCAAAAGGCGCTCCTACAAAAAGTGATTTTATTAATTCAGCAAAAACGGCTAAACCTAGAAAAATGGCAAAGTCTCGTAAAGGGTGAGTAAATGGCAAAGTCTCCGGCATGGCAAAGAGCAGAAGGGAAAAGTCCGGCGGGTGGTTTAAACGCGAAAGGACGCGCTTCGGCCAAGAAGCAGGGGATGAACTTAAAGCCTCCTGCCCCTCACCCAAAGACCAAGGAATCCGCTGGTCGCAAAGCATCGTTTTGCGCTCGTATGACGGGAATGAAGAAGAAGTTAACGTCAGCAAAGACAGCCAAAGACCCGAATAGCAGAATAAACAAGGCGCTAAGAGTATGGAACTGCTAGCCTGTACCCGTTGCAAAGCTGAAAAGCCCGGAACCCCTGAGTTCTTCCCGTTGCACAACAAAAAACGTAACGGGTTGGACAGTTGGTGTCGTGCTTGCCGTGCTGTGTACAGAAGCGAAAACTGTAGGGGCATGCACCGCGCAGTTATTTCCGACGAGGCGCTTAAAGACTTAAAGGCATCCGTTACACAATGCGTTATTTGTGGCGCAGAAGAAACTTTGGTTGTTGACCACGACCATAAAACGGGACAAGTTCGCGGGTTATTATGCAACCACTGCAATCGGGGTCTTGGGCACTTTCGTGATGATCCAACATTGCTTGAATTTGCCGCGCAATACTTGTATGCTTCGGCGGATCATCCCATCTGGGATAAATACAAAGAGAACCGGGAAATGTTGACATGAGCGAACACACAGAAGCCGTAAAAAACACAATGGATGTGGTGGCTGTTGTCTCAACAGTCGGCGCATTCTTAAACGTATTTACCCCGATCTTTGCCCTGATTGGCGCAATCGTCGGGGTTATGCGCATTGTTGAAATGGCTACTGGTAAGAACTTTTCTGAACTGCTCCCCTGGAACAAGAAGAAAGACGATGCCGTCAACAAGTAAGAAACAGCACAATTTCATGGCTGCGGTGGCCCACAACCCATCGTTTGCCAAGAAGGTGGGAGTCCCGCAGTCTGTGGGCAAGGATTTCAGCAACGCCGACAAAGGCAAAACTTTTAAAAGAGGTGGTGATATGGCTAAAGCAAACCCTTTCATGGAAATGATTGCCAAGAAAAAAGACATGGCAAAAGGCAAAAAAGAAATGCCAATGAAAAAGATGGCTTCTGGTGGCATCACTAGCGCCAAGATGGGTTCAGTAAAAACTGCTGCCCCCAGCCGTGACGGTGTTGCCACCAAAGGCAAAACCAAAGGCAAGATGGTCACCATGAAGTCCGGCGGCAAAGCCTGTTAAGGAGTAAATCATGGCATACACACCCAACCCAAATCGTGCAATAAAAGGTGGTAAGGCAGTAGTGTCTGCCCAAGAACTTGCTGACTTTAGAGAAAAGTTTGGTAAAGATCAAACTTTGCGCGACTTGTTGAATGCAGACAAAGGTTTGCAACGCAAGTTAGAAATCCCAAAGTCGATGCGAAATTTGCCTGCAAATGAGCGTGATTCCAATACTGCGGACAAGACTGCAATGGCTATGGAAACATTTAAAATTCCTACAAAAGAAGAATCGGCTATATCGAGAGAAGCCGGTATGAGTAGGGGTACGCGTTCCGAAGAATATAAAAAAGGCGGCAAAGTCAGTTCAGCTTCCAGCCGTGCTGATGGTTGTGCCGTCAAAGGCAAGACCAAAGGTAGGATGGTTTGACATGATGGCCAGCCGTGGAATGGGGGACATCAACCCCTCCAAAATGCCCAAGGGTGAGAAGAAACCTCGCCGTGATGACACCGATTTCACCCAATACAAAGCGGGTGGGAAAGTCAACGCGGCGGGTAACTATACGAAACCGGAACTCAGGAAACGTATAGTCAGCCAAGTCAAGGCGGCGGCAACACACGGCACCGGTGCAGGTCAATGGTCAGCCCGTAAAGCGCAGCTTGTTGCCAAGAAGTACAAGGCTGCTGGCGGGGGTTACCGAGATTGAAAGCGCCGCAGCAATCCCTTAAGAACTGGGGCGATCAAAAGTGGAGAACCAAAAGTGGCAAACGCTCTTCTGACACAGGTGAGAGATATCTCCCTGAAGCTGCAATTAAAGCTCTTAGCCCTTCTGAGTACGCTGCAACAACGCGTGCAAAGCGTGCGGGGGAAAAAGCCGGAAAACAATTCGTGAAACAACCACCCAAAGTGGCAAAGAAAACGGCGGGATTTAGATAATGGCAACAACTTCTGGGTCAGCAGGCTTTAATTTAGACCTCACCGAACTGGTGGAGGAGGCGTTTGAGCGTGCCGGTTCAGAGTTGCGCACCGGTTATGACCTGAAAACGGCTCGTAGATCGTTGAATTTGTTGTTTGCTGACTGGGCCAACCGTGGTGTCAACATGTGGACGTTTGAGCAGGGCACGATTACCCTGACGCAAGGGTTGAACACCTACGCTATCCCCACAGATACCGTGGATTTGCTGGATCATGTGATCCGAACACAGGCAAATGTCCAGTCAACGCAGTCTGATTTGACAATTACGCGCATCAGCATCTCAACTTACGCCACTTTACCCAACAAATTGACCCAAGCGCGGCCAATTCAGGTCTGGTATCAGCGTTTGGACGGGCAGGTTATGCCCACATCGGCGGTTTTGGCCACAAGCATCAGCGCCACAGACAACACAATCGTCTTGTCCAACGTAGTTGGGCTTCCTGCCATCGGTTACATCAACCTTGACAGCGAAACCATCTTCTACAACTACATTGACGGCAACACTTTGGGCGACTGCTACCGTGGACAGAACGGAACTACAGCAGCCTCCCACACCGCAAGTGCCAGCGCCAAGATTTACATCAACAATGTGCCTCGCGTGACCATGTGGCCCACGCCTGACGGCTCTCAGACCTACCAGTTTGTCTACTGGCGTATGCGTCGCGTGCAAGATGCCGGTAACGGTGTCAATGTGATGGATGTGCCGTTCCGTTTTGTGCCCTGTATGGTGGCTGGATTGGCCTACTACATTGCTTTGAAGGTTCCCGGTGGCATGGACAGGCTGATGGTGCTCAAACAGCAGTATGACGAGGCATGGATGACAGCGGCTGACGAGGATCAGGAACGCGCCGCGTTGCGTCTTGTGCCTAGACAGATGTTCATTGGGAGCGGTACGTAATGGCTGATGGAGAATTAAAATCTTTTACGTCTAAACCAAAAGACAAGCTAAATGCGCAGGATGTGGGGCGACTGCTTGATTCAGCATCACCAATGGTTAAGATGTCAAAAATGTTGGGTAAATCTGCGGTCTATGGAGCCAAGAACAAACTTGATGCCGCTAGAGCAGAAGACCCCGCTATGTATGATAGGGTTATGGAAAAGCAATCAAGGCTTACTTCACAAGAGTTTAGCAAGTTGAGAGATTTTCATCGTCAAGCTATGCTAAGAAACCTTGGTTTGACTCGCGACGCTTCTGCTATCGACACTACTACCGAAGAAAGACGCAACATTGCTGGCGACACTTACAAAAAAGGCGGCAAAGTCAAGGCCACAGCCTCCAGTCGTGCTGATGGCTGTTGCGTAAAAGGCAAGACCAAGGGTAGGTTGGTGTAATGAGCAATCGTTACGCCTCCGGCAAAAAGGCGATTGCTGAGTGTGACCGTTGTGGTCAGCGGTTTCAACTGAAGGTTTTAAAGACTGAGATCATCAAGACAAAGGAATATAACTTAATGGTTTGTCCTGCGTGTTGGGATCCAGACCATCCTCAGTTGCAGTTGGGTATGTACCCGGTGGATGACCCACAGGCTTTGAGAAATCCTCGCCCTGACCGCAGTTATGTGATTTCAGGTTTACTGGCAGATGGTGAGTTGGGTGGCGGCAGTCGAATCTTCCAATGGGGCTGGAACCCTGTTGGTGGAGCAAGCGGGTTTGACACTCTTTTAACGCCAAATAACTTGGTGTTAGCGGTAGAAATTGGTACAGTAACGGTAGTTGTAACTTAGGAGTTCAAAATGAACAAAGCGGACATGAAACAGGACAAAAAGATGATGGCTGGAGCCGTGCATAAGCATGAGAAAAAGCTTCATCCCGGCAAGCCTATGACTAAACTAGCCAAAGGCGGCAAAACCAACGAAATGATGATAAGTATGGGTCGTAATATGGCTAAAGTTGCAAATCAGCGAGGTAAATAATGGCTAAATTCAGCGATAAACGAATG